TGTAAAGAATTGATTAAACCAGTCGATCCATTGATATGTTTTTCTATGCAACCAGTTCATCCAATTTCGAGCCGGTTTTTCAAGCCAGTTCCAACCTATATTTTTTTTCGATGCCGGAGGTTCTACAACATTATTTTGTAATGTTACCGGATCGGTAACGTCGCTTATTGCAAATTCAGGGACTTTATCTGGTTTTGTTGTTGGTGCCATTTTATTACCTCTATGTTATAATTTCTACTAAAACGCCGCCACCGGAAGCGACAACCCCTGTCACTCCAATATCAGCAAAGCCGCGGCCCGTATCATCACCGGAAAAAACGAACGGTTGATTGACGCCGGTTACTGTTCCCGATGCATTAACACCGGTTGCATAATTCACAAATAATCCAACGCCTCCGGCTCTTGACGAATTCAAAACATTTAAATCATCAGATATCAATTGCGACATATTTGTAAACAATTGAATATTTGCCGGGAATATTTCAAGCAATAAAGCAATATCAATATCCTGATCTTTTGTCAATTCAACCACATTTAATATATCAGAAATAGATCCGCTTGATGTCTGACTCGCTATTCCTGCAAATAATGAAACCCTGTAATCGGCATCGGATTCCCCGGGTAACCTCGGAACATTTACAAGTTTTCCAATCTGATCAAGGTTTATTCCTGATTGTGAATTTATTACATATAATAAATATGCCAATTCAACCTGGGAAAGTAATTCATCAAGTTGAGTTGAAAACATCCGCCATAATTTACCAAAATTCGAAGTCGGATCTTGATTTAAAATGCTTTTCGGTACTAAATTTAAATAATCAATTGTTCCTGCCATAATTTCCCTATGTCGGATTCACCGTTACATTTGCTGTGTCACATCTTGCCGATTCTGCGCTTGCAATTACAATTGTTGTTGAACTTACAGGCGTTGCCGGTGCTTTTGCAATCAAAACTTGAACAGAATCAATCCCTTGAATATTATCAAACTTTGTTACTGGCAAATATGATTGAACATCTTCACCAATACCAATCCCGGGATATTCTGTTGCTATTCCGTTCACAGTATCAACCCCGCCGATTGCCTCAACTGTTGCAGTTTTAACGGCCTGTATATTACTTGAAACCCATTCAGAATTTGTTGTAATATTGACAATTACATTTATAAAAACATCTGTCGGCTCATCCCATTTTATCAAATGAGAATCGCCATTTACATCAAGTACAATTTTTGATTTTGAACCATAAGTTTGAATTCCGGCGGCCTTTGTATTAAAAATAGTTTCTGCGATCTCTGTATCTGTTGCGCTTCCTGAAACTATACATTGTACAGAATGAGGCGGCAATCCTTCGGCGTCGGTTACATCAGTGTTATTTTCGTTTACATTTGCGGTAATTACATTTTCAACATTCAACAACGCATTTATAAGAGCCGGAACAGATGAGCCGCCAGAAACACCCTGTGCTTCATATCTATTTCTTAATTCGTAATCTTCTTCAATTTCAAGCCCTCCGGTACTTGGCAATGGATTATTTACATCGGTTATGCCAGCAACCGGATTGACTATTTCAACAATCGTATTTGCTGGAACTACTCCCTCGGTTCCTGCAACAACCGCCCGGCTTTCTATTGAAACCCCTGTTGCAACAATTACACCGCTTGCGATAGTCTCAAACTGTATTCCCTGCGGCGTCTGTGTTTTAAATCCAAGCGGAACATTTGTTCCTGGCGTTCCTGATGCGGATATTGCGACAAGGGCCTTTGTTGCTGGACGCCTTGAAAGTCCGCCCAAAGCTACAACCCTATCAAGGGAAACACCCTCGGAAGTATCAACAAACATCGAAAAATATAAATCCTCAAAATCTTCCCATGAATCAGAAAGAGCCTTTGACATAAGTTGATTAAATATTCCAACCTCTCCGAATTCTGACAAATCAACATCAGGCCCGAAAAATTCAGGCAATTTTGCTTGCTCGTTTAATTCTTCAAGTATATCATCATAAGCTTTTAAAACAAATCCCGCGTCAGTAATTCCAAATGCCATAATATACCCCTGTTTATGAGACTGTGACCGTCCCTGTAATTTCTTCCTCGTCCTCAATTGCAGTAAAATCAACTGTCAATTCACGGCTTGAATTATTAAATGTAAGATCAAGGGTTTCAATTTTATCAATCCTTGAATCTGCTAAAATTGCTTGACGAATTATAATCCGAGCCCTTTTTTCTATCGGTGTATTTTTTGAAAGATTAAAAAGCCCAAACCAATCAACACCGCTATCAAGAGCCGCAAACCATTCATTCAACCATAATTTTAAACGATTCCCGATTATTTGCGCAAGGGCATCAAGCCCGGTTATTTGTGTTAATCGGTCATTCTCAAAAACAAAATCGTTGTCAACTACTTTTAAAGTTCTTACACCCATTTAAACACCTATCATTATAACATTATCCGGCAAACTTGCATGGCCACTTGTTTTCCACAATTCGCCAGCAGTTGCACCGGCAGCAATTTGTGTTGCACCTGATTTGATATTTGATATTTTAACAGACGATTCAGCTCCTACAATTCTTAATACTTCTTTGCTTACTGCTCCACCGTCATTTATCCTTAAAACAATATCTTTATTTGAATAATTATTGTTAATAAAAAAATTACCATTGGCTGACCATGTTAATAATAAATTATCTCCTGAAGAATACAAAGTCGCTCTTGACGTCCCTCCACTATCTTCAAAAGCAAGATACTTTCCATTTTTGAAACTTAATCTTGTTGTTGATCCAATAATATCAGCAATTTCATTTCCATTAGCTGTAAGTCTTATTATATCCTCATCAGCATTTTTTTCACATTCAACTTTTGTATCTCCATCAGCATCTGATATTTTAGATGATACAGAAACACATTCGTCATATATATCACCGCCAATCTGAACGGCTTTTTCGTCCGCTGTTCCAGACAAGCTTTTAAATATAATCTTTAATTTTGCTATCAATCCCGCTTTGCTCATTATGACCCCGGCGTCGGCTGACCTGATGGTCCGACCCCTGTAATATGTACATGCGTCAATAAATTAAATTCTGTTGTACCATTTGAAACAAATATTCCGGCCTCTGTAATCCGTAAAGAAATACCGCTTTTTTCATGCCCTATAATTAAACCGTCTTTTTCAAATAAAATCGGATTGTCACTGATGAAATTATCCTTTGTTATACCGCCCATAATACAGGCATTTTGCAATTCAAATTTCTTTTCTGATGCCAACCTTGAATATTCTTTTAATGCATTTTCAATGTCATGCGTTGCAAAACCGATCCAGACAAGATCGCCATTCTCATAAATTGGACGAATAACAAAACCGCCTGACCTTTCAAATAAAACCGGCAAATCAGATAATATTGGTAATTCAACTTCAAGATCGTTTTCATTATCTTTTAATTTCATAAGCGGTTGAACATCTGCCCTCATCAATGATTTATCAAACTTTTCAATCTTGCCAATCATCCCGAGTTGAATTTCTCCGATTTGCTCATCAATTGCTTTTTCAATAAATTCTGTAAAATCGCCCATTATATTTCCCTCGCTTCAAATATACAATGAGCGCGACCAAATGACGAGAAAACTTTTTTTCCCTTATAAATTTTCACAGTCGAAACCGGTGTGTTTTTATCTTCAATTTGCAAAATATCACCCGCATTTAATTTATAAAAAAATAAAGTCTTGAATTTAAACCCCTTTTTATTCTTTTCAATCTTATCAAGTAATCCAGAATCAGGCGATATAAATAAAACTTGCCTTTCCCTGGGGGCGTCTTTTGGTTCAATCTTAAATATTCCGTTCTTAAAATACCACTGTGAATCAGTATCTTTTACAATCTTTTGAATTGCTGTCCTGAATAATCGCGCCGTAAATGTTCTATATAACTTCGATTCTCCAAGTTGAACCTCTCCAACAATTCCGGCACTTGACAGCATTTCATTAACAATTATATTTGCATAAGTATTTTTCCACGTCTTATTTATTAAATTATTATTCCATTTATTTGTTGCATCACCGATTGACATTTCAAGTATTGTATCTGGCCCACGCTTGACAACCTTATAGTCATGAATTAAACCGAGTGCCGCAGTCCCCCAATCGTCAATATATCCAGCGTCAATTATAACCTCTGTAAACTGTCGGCGCCTACCGATTTTTTTCGGTTCTGCCAGCTTTATTGTGTCAGGAGCCGGATTATATAATTTTGCTTTTGTCTGTGTCAACCTCCCGATTTTTAAAGTCTGTGTAAATTCAAGAGAAAAAGGCGGCGATTCAAAAAGACGTCCGCCGACATTTATCTGTGCAAACCTTTCATATAATGCATTATTCGGCAACGACATATTGCTTTACCTTATCTAAATTATCAGGTTCAACCGTTGATTCGTCACCCAATTGATCAGAAAGTAAATCGTCAATATTAAATGGAATAATCGGATCAGATAATTCCAAATCTTCAACAACTGCATGTATCAATTCACCCGCATAA